CAGTTGGTTTTTCTTTGTAATTCAATTTAAATGGTAAACTGGTTGTTTCATCAGGTTGGCTGCTGAATTCAGCAAGAATATCCAATGCTGCATTAATTTCCGAGTCTTGATCCATCTGCTCATATTGATTGTAACGCTCGATACGGTTGGGATGACCAACATAAACTTCGGGCAAGTTACTTTGATAATTTCTATAGCTAGGGCTGCCTTGGGCCGCGCCGTTAGGAACGGGACTGAGCATAGCAGGGTTAGGGGATTTAAAGTATTTTTTCCAGGCCATTATAATGAATCTCTCTATTAGCTATATTTATCGTTCGTATTTTACCATTGCGCATTAATAACTGTTTTGCAACAACGACCGTGTATAGTCTTTGTTTTCGGACATTAGACTAATCAAGTTATCAGTTTTTATCATGTGCTCTTGCATTGATTCTAACTGCTTAGACATCAGCTCAATTAACTTCGATTGATCCATGTTAATGGGTTGAGTTGGTTGTTCAGTTTTTACTTCTTTAGGTGCTTGTGCAACTTGAATTTTATTGTTTTCTGCAATTGCATTTAACAGTCTGGTATAGCTGTCGGACAATTCTGAGTTTGCTGGTGATACGCTGTTTGCAGTTGCAATTGATTTAAGATTTGAATTTATTGTGTCTGTAAACTCTCTATTAGACGCCATTTGAGCTGCTGTTGTTTTGTCTATGGCTGGCCCAATGGATAAAGTTTGATCCATCGCACGTTGTACCTGCTGACTAATATTGTTGGTAGTTTTGTCTATGGCTGGCCCAATGGATAAAGTTTGATCCATTGCACGTTGTACCTGCTGACTAATATTGTTGGTAGTTCTATCTTGCTCAGCTTTTGCTGATGCAAATAAATTGCTGATTGCAGTATTACTAGCATCAGACATTTGTGTAAACAATGACTTGATTGCAGTAGGATCAAAATCTAATTTTTGTCCAGCAGTGTTTGTTATAATTGCTTGTATGTCAGACCCAAATCCATTTAGCATATCACTGAATTGCGGAAACAAGTCAGCTAGGCCAGGCGGCATAGTTGACTCAACTTTGACATTGATATCTTTTGCCAGTACGTCAGACAGTTTATTTGCTGCGCCCAATATAGAATTTTGCATTATGCTGCTGGTAGTTGACAAACTGTCAAAAAATTCTTTCATTGGCGCTTGAGTTTGTGTAGCAGTTTGCACAGCTACTGTAGGTGTAGCTATTAATCCAGCATTGTATTCGGCAGTTTCTTTAGGGTTTAATACACGTTCCCCAGCATGCACTAATAAGACTCTAGTGCTAGGTTCAACTGCTGCGCCGTAGTGCTTGCCTGTGCCGTCTAGTCTGGTATTTTTAGGACTAGAAAAGAACTCAGTAATTCCGCCAATCAAGCCACCAAGTACACCGCCAGCAACGCCACCAACTATGCCACCTGCAACAGTACCCACACCAGGCACTGCAAATGTACCGGCGACTGCGCCGGCTGGTTCGCCTATTAGGGCGCCGGTTGCGGCCCCGGTGGCCGCAGCACCAGCCACCCTTAATGTTTTATCCATTACGCTTTCAGACTTGGCTGAAGCTTCTCCAGGTTTGATTTTAGCTATTTGATCTGCAATGTCAGAAAATGTTTTAGATATTTCTTCTAACATTTTTTCTGTTACTTTGGAATACCCAGCAATCAGCGGATCCATGGCTGATTGTAAATCTAGTGCCATTTTTTGCGATGCTTGCAATGCTTTCATCAGATCATTGGTTAACTTGTCTTTGGTAGTTTCTTGCCCTTTAGTGCCTTGCTCGGCCAGTTTTTGTGCATCAGCAGTCCATGCATTTCTAAATTTCAACTCATCGCCCATTACTTTAGATAAATCAGTAACAAATCCACCAATACCTGCCATACCTGCCATGCCAATATCCGACTGCCTGAGCATGTCATCTTTAATTTGGCCAGTATATTGTCCATTTATACGTCGTTGTTCAGCATCATCAAGTTTACCAGCCTGAAATGCTTTATAGCTGGAGGTAACACTATCAGTTAACCCCTGACTCATTGCCGCTGCTGCTGCGCCTTCTTTGTTAATAACACTGCCAAACATGACCATGTCCATGAAGTTTTTACGCTCCAATTCACTCATGTTACCCATTGCATTAATAACACCCTTGCGCTGAGTTTCATCCATGCCGGCTAGTTTTTGTTGAAATCCAAGTTGACTGGCTTGATCTCTAACTCTTGCCATTCTTTGTTTTGCATCTTCGCCAGTGATAGCAGATATTATTCTTAAATTTTCAGCATATTTTTGTGTTTCTGCTGCAATTTGCGTGTCTGTGGCCTTTAAGGGTCCGCCAGACTGACGCATATCTTTCATGGTTTCTGCCACTAAACCAGCTTGATCTTCTAAACTGTATCCCAAATTTAATAGGCTGCGTTGCATTGTGTCGCCACCAGCTTTTAGTGCTGCACCTACTTTTTTAATGCCGCCAGATACACCCAATCCGGAACCTGCTAGGGTACTTGAATTTTCTTGTACTACTTTAGCAAATTGATTTACTGTTAACCCAGCTGCTAAGGATGCATCACGCATGCCTTGTACGCCGTCGACAAATAATGCACCAGCAGTATTGGTTTGTTGAAATGCGTCAACAGATTTTTTTACTTCTGCGCTTAAGACTTCTATGCCAAATTTGGCAAGTTTGCTGGCTTCTTGTCCAAAAAAACTCAATGCAATTCCTGCACCTTGTGCAAGATACCCAAACATTTTAAATTTTGGGTTAGTTGAATTTTGTAATATAGAGCCAAATCCAGTAACAGCAGCACTGGTAGCACTCATACCTGCGCCAGCTACATCTACTGCGGCAGACATTGCACCAGCTGCTAAATCTACACTACTAGCACCGCTTTGCAGTCCTCTAACAAATTGACCTGTACCACCAGCAAAGGCCTGGCCCATTTGAACTGTGGATTTTATTGCACCTAGTGTGAAGTTTCCTAGTGCAACTTGCGCATTGTGCCATGCAGCAGTATTTTTCACCAGGGCTTTTTGTTGTAGCAATTGGTCCCTGGTAACTAAATCATGTGCATCACTTGCAGCTGAAATAGCTTCGTCTAATTTTTCAAGTTTATCAGTTACATCTTCGTAAGTCTGAGCTGTACCAGTTAAGACAGATTTAAATAATTTTTGGCTGGCAGTAGTTTTTTTAAGTTCGTTTGAAAATTTCAACAACTCGTCGGTTGCTTGTTTCCGGCGGATTTTTTCCTCGTCGTTGGTACGACTGGTAATACTGCGGTTCAGGGCTTCAGCTAATGCATCGCCTATGCCCGCATAATCTTCGCGATCTAATGCTGCCATTTATTTTTTCCAAAAAATATGTATATAAATACAAATGCTCACTTATATTTATAGGATTTCAAATAATGGAAAATCAACGCAAAAACCCACTTGCTGGGCATTTCAGACAGCCTGCCATTTACTTAAATTTGCCCAGTAAAGGCCGCTGGTGGGGCGAAAATGCCCTGGATATGCCAGCAAATCAAGAAATTCCAGTGTACCCAATGAGTACCAAAGATGAAATTATACTCAGAACACCAGACGCACTGCTAAATGGACAAGGAATTGTAGATGTAATACACAGTTGCTGTCCAAATATTGTGGATGCTTGGAAAATGCCCAGCATTGACACAGATGCTATTCTCATAGCTATTCGCATTGCTACCTATGGCAATAGCATGAATTTTGATAGTAAATGCGCACATTGCAGCGAAGAAAACACGCATAGTATAGACTTGAGCACACCTTTAGCCAGCTTAAAGTGCCCCGACTACTCTAGTGCATTAGAATACAAAGACTTAAAAATACGTTTTAAACCGCAGTTTTACTTTACAGCCAACAAGTCAAACATGCTAGAATTTGAAGAACAAAAGATCTTAACTTTGCTCAATGCAGCTGATATGGACCCAGATGAAAAAGCAAAACAGCTATCTGCCAGCTTGGACAAGATGTTTGACTACGGTCTACAGGCATGTACACAAAGCACTGACTACATTGAACTAGCCGACGGCACTAGGGTATCAGACCCAGAGTTTATATTTGAATTTTATAAGAATGCCGAAAGTGAAGTGGTAAGACTGCTGCAAGCCAAAGTCACAGACTTGTCTAAACAGGCTCGCCCAGCAGGTATAACGCTGGCCTGTCAGGAATGCCATAAACCCTATGAAATTGAACTAGCATTCGATTACGCAAATTTTTTCGGCAGAGGCTTTTAACTCTAACCACGGACGCAGAGATCATCAAGTTCCTAGAGGGACATGATCAAGAAGTAAAAGCCTTAAAAGAAGAAGTAATGCGTATGTGTTGGTATATGCGTGGTGGCATTACATACCCAGAACTCATGGAAATGAGCGCTAATGAAAGACTCATTATTGGGGAAATCATTAAGAGTAATTTAGAAACTACTAAAGAAACACGAATGCCTTTCTTCTGAAGTTCTTTATCTATTCGAGACTTGCAAGCAAGTCTATTGCTTTCGCTATCGCTCAGCAATATTTTTCTTCTAATCTAATGAACTGTTTTAAATACTTCTAATTCAGATATATTATCTAGATGTAGATCACAATTCGGCCCAACAGGCCAAAATTGTGATCGAGACATTATCTGAGTGCCTTCAACACACTAACTATAAGAGACTGCTTGCTTGCACAAACACGGAGGCGGTCATCCTGTACCCCCTACTCTAGATTCGATTATGACGGTACACTATACAATAACTAGTTAGCGTTATTGTCAGTGCTTGGGTTGTATCTTTTTTACAGAGCCCAGATCATTTAATACCTTACGTTGGTATCTTACCGTGCAGCTCCTAAGTCCGCGGGTGTTATTTCACACACACTCAATAGGGATCGAGGTACCTCGATCAAACAACGCTGCTATAATAATTTGCCTTAGTGGCTGGATTCACATATTTGTTCTATTTTTTTGGAATTTGTAGTCCAGAAAGATTCAAAGTCTTGAATTATCCATGTGCCATAATTGGGAGAGATATACGTGGAGTAGTTGGGATTTAGTGTTAGACTTGGTGTCGGTTGGCACGCAATATAAGTGCCTTTGCGATTAAATTTCATAAGCAATACATTAAAGTCGCCTGTGTTGGCCACTTCTAATAATTGCCCAATCCATTTTTCTAGTATAGGTATTGTACCTTGATAAAGTTGATGGAATGGAAAATCGGCATAACTCTTTGCTTCTGCATTGAAATATACCCAAGATTCCGGAGGAACAATATCTCCCTTGAAACTCTTGACTTGACTTGCATCAAGGCTTGCTTTTCTAAAAGAATTTGTTCCACCAATGTACGCTCCGCTGTGTGGTGCTCTAATAAAAGAGGCATTATGCTGCTCAGATAGAAACTTGGCAACTACACGTTCCCAGGAATTTCCTTTATTTTTGCTTTTTGATCCACTCATTGATTTTTGTACCTTGACTATTACTTAGCTT